CGTATGAACGAAGCTGCACGAATGCGGCCGTGACCTCGTTGAGTTCGTAGGGGGTCCTGGTGGCGAATGTCTCGATCCACGCCATGGAGGCCTTCGCCTTTTCGCTGGAGCCCTCCAGCACCTTGAGCACGCTCTGGTAGCCCTCGAACTCGGCGGTCTTGTTGATCATCGGCATGGTGGCGGCGATGCCACCACCAACCATAGCTGCGCCGACACCCAGTCCCCATTTACTGGCTGTCTTGATCTTCTCCCACCTGGCGGCCATGGCGTGCGGCATCTGTTGCAGCTTGCTGTAGAGGCGGCGCTGTTTATCCAGGCGGGTGTTCAGCTTTTCGGCCTCGGTGCTGAGGTGCTTTTCTGCCTTGCTGAGTTTGGTGGTGTCGATACCGGCGCCATGGAGCTCTTTACGCAGTGCGCCGGTTTGCCCCTTGAGCTGGGTTTCGGTGGCCAGCAGCTTGCGCATTCTGGTCTGCGCGGTGGTGAGCGATTTACTGAGGGCCGATGCCCCTTTGGTGCCGGCGGCCAGCTGCATCTGGCGGCGCAGGTAGTCGACCTCCCGGCGGGCCTCGCTCAGATTGCCGGAGACGCCGTTAAGTTTGGTGGTGAGGGTGTTGAGGTGCCCGACCTTCCTGCTCTGCTCCTGCACCTGCTTGAGGGCGTCGCGGGTACCGTTGAGATCCTTCGACACTATCTTCGAGACGAAGCCGATCTTCTTTGCCGGGCCGGTCATTTTGTCGACCAGCTTGAGCATCATGGAGAGTTTAAGATCGCGGGCACTCATGCTATGTTGTCCTTATGAACGTCATCTATAAATCCCTGCTCGGAGTGGCCATCGCCTCGGCCTTCTTCGCCTATGGTTTTGCCGACTGGCATTTCTGGGCGGTGTTTGCGCTGGCCGCCATGGCGATGCCTACTCCTCGTCGGGCGGGGTAACGCGCACTCGCGCCCGTTCCCGCCACGCCAGTAGTTCTTCCAGTTCCATCCCGGCCATAACCTCGGGCGGCCAGTGAAAGGCCACCGCGATATCGGCCATCAGCTCCTCCACATCTAAATCGGGCGCAGGCCCAAAAAATCAGCCACCTCGCCGGAGAGTTTGGCGAAGTCGCCCGGGTGCATGGTGGCCAGGTCGGCGGCGTTCAGGGCGGGCTCGGTGATGCGGGGCAGCAGCACCATCATGGAGTCGACGTCTTCGAGCTGTAGCAGTGCCAGGCGTGTGCCGCGCAGTTCGCCGGCGTTGGGCATGCGGATCTTCACCTCGTCGATAACCTGTTTTTTGTCGTCGCTGCCGCGTTCGATCGGCTTGTCCATTTTGATGGGGTCGGAATAGTTGGGCTTGGCCATGTGGCACCTCAGTGGTTGTTAGAAAATGGCGGGCACCTGGTGGTGCCCGTCGGGGTGTTTGTGCTGGGGCTAGAGTCCCAGCGCCTCGCGCTGCTCTTTGAGGCGGTCGACGCCGCCGACGATGAAGATCATGTTGACCATGTCGATCTCGATGATGTCCTGACCGTTGAGGGTGTACTTGTAGTAGGTGAGTGCGTAGGAGAGCTTCATTTCGTTGTTGTCGCTCTTCTTCACGGTGCCCATGTCGATCTCTTTGAAGCGGCCACGCATCACCACCTCAATGGCGTCGGTTTCGCTGGTGGTGCCGTCATTCACGGCGGCACCACGAAAGCGCATCTGCACGCCATCGGCTGAGCCTACGCCGTACTGCTCCAGCAGCTTGCGGCTGTACTCGGCAATGGTGCATTCGCCCTCCAGCTTCTCCTGCCCGAGGTCGATGCTGATGGGGCCGAGCATGCCGCCGGCCTCAAAGTCTTCCATCTTGCGCGAGAGTTTGGGCAGGGTGACCTCGGTGGCGCGGCCGGCGTAGCCTTCGCCATCGAGGAACAGGTTGAAGTTCTTGATCTTCTTCGGGAGTGCCATGGTTGCGGTCCTCTATTTTCTGGCACCGGCAATCGTTGCCGGTGCATTCGGTTACGGGTGGGCGTTACGCGGCGGTCAGCAGCTGCACCAGGTAGCTGGTGGTGATCTTCTGGTAGAAGTTCAGCTGTTCCAGCGGCGGCACCGGGGTGTAGTCGTAGCTGATGTTTAGTTGGCCATCGGCCAGTTGCAGTTCGGTGTTCAGCTCTGGGTCTACCCAGGCGTTGGCGTCGACGATGTAGCCGTTGGCCTTGAGCTCGCGGAACTTGGCGTTGATGCCCTCCAGGATGTCGCGGATCAGGGTCTTGCTCATCGGCTTGTCGATGGCCCACAGGTGGGCATCGGCAATGGTGTCGGCCAGAATGTCGCCGGTGCGGGTGGCGCTCTCGAAGGCGAAGAGCGGGTCGGCGCTACAGGTGCGCGAGCCCCAGAAGCGGTAGCCGCGCTCGTTGATGAGGGTGGTGACCTCTTTGCTGTTGAGGTAACCGGCGATGGTGTTGGGGTTTTGCAGATCCCACGGCACATCCTTGCTCAGGCCGGTGACGCCGTTGACCGGGATGTTGGAGAGGGTCTTGTGCCAGCCCACCTCGTTGTCGGCCCTGGCGCGAACACCCAGGGCGCGGGCGGTGGCGGTGAAGGTTTCGGTGGCGTTGGTGTCGACGTTGAAGCCGAGAAAGTCGGGCCAGATCACCATGCAGCGCTTGGAGCCGAAGTTGTTGCGGTAGAGCACGGCGGCCTCGGCGGTCTCGGCGCCGGCGGCGCGGAAGTAGGTAAAGCCGCGCAGCTGGTCGGCAATGCTGACCAGCTCGGTGGCCACGGCCTGGCTGTCGAGGCCGGGGGCACCGAGGATGCGAG